TTTGAAATAGTCTGGGAAGAAGACCATATTAAAACCTATAAATATCCTAGAATGTTTGCCTTAAAAAGACCTACATGGGAAGTAAATCCTACTAGAAAGATTGATGATTTTAAGATCGCATTTTTAACTGATATTGGTGATGCCATGATGCGTTTTCTATGTACCCCAACATATTCATCTGATTCCTTTTTTAAACAAAAAGATAAATTAGAAAAATGTATGACACTTAGAAATCCATTAGATACTTACAGAAGATTTGATCCAGGTTTTAAACCAGATCCAGAAAAAGTTTATTATGTTCATGCTGATCTAGCGCAAAGACATGACAAGTGTGCAGTTGCTATTGCACACGTTGAACGTTGGGTTAATATTCAAGTAATTAAAGATTATGAACAGGTTGCTCCTATTGTTATAGTAGATGCTGTTGCATGGTGGGAGCCAAAGGTAGAAGGGCCAGTAGATCTATCTGAAGTTAAAAAATGGATACAGAATTTACGCAGAGAAGGTTTTAATATTGGTATGGTTTCATTTGACCGTTGGCAATCTTTTGATATTCAGCAGGAATTAAAAGCGGTAGGAATGAGAACTGATACTGTTTCTGTTGCTAAAAAACACTATGAAGATTTAGCAATGATGATTTATGAAGAAAGAATTGCTATGCCTATGATTCCTTTACTTCTTGAAGAAATGAGTGAGCTAAAAATTATGAAAAATAATCGTGTAGATCACCCACGCAAGAAATCTAAGGACTTAGCCGATGCCGTTTGTGGGGCGGTATTTGGAGCAATATCCCATACAAGTAGAGACTCTAATCTAGAGATTGAGGTTCATACTTGGTCTTCTGCCTCTCAATTTGCACAAAAACAAAGAGATATGGTAGAATTGGAATCTAAGGAAATTCCCGACGATGTTGAGGAATATCTTAGTGATTATAAAATAATATAAGAGATGAATTAAAACAAGGAGAAAAATGAATTCATTTAAGAAAATTGCCCTAGCCATGGTTGCAGCCATGACATTGGGTTCATTCGTAGCAACACCTGCAAGTGCTGCTCCTATGACAGTTGCTTTGACTGTAAACGGAGCTGCACCAGCGACTGCTGGAACGGATACAGGTACAGCGATTCAGCTACCAGTTCCTTCCGACAATTCTGTTGATGCTCTTGATGCTTTGAAATTTGTTGCAACAGTAGATGCTGGTACATCAGTATCAGTAACTACTACAAATGCAACAATTGTTACAGCATTGTCTGGAGTAGCATCACCAGTAACAGCAAGTTCTGGTTCTGGCACACTAACAGTTTCAACTGGTACAGGAACAACTGCAACATTTTGGGTATATACCAAAACAACTGCAATTGGAACAGTAGTACTTTCAAATCAAGGCACAACCTTTACATATTATGTACAAGGAACTGCTGGCAAGATTAATAAGTTGGCAGTAACTGCTCCAACTTCTGCTCCAGCATCAACACAACAGTTGGTGTCTGTTCTTGCAACTGACGTTTTTGGAAACAAAGTCTCAGGCAAGTCTATTACTGGGCGTGTTTTTGGTAGTTTTGGAACTCTAGAAACAGCCGTAGTAACAACTGGAGCAACTCTAGCAAACTTCGGTGTAGCAGATTTCAAGTTGACACTACCAGCATCTGGTCGTGCTCTTGTTGAATTTTCTTTGACAACTGCTGCAGATGGTGCAGCAGCCGTAACTGGCTTTGATGCACCTGCTCTTACACCTTTTGTTGAGGTTACAGTTCGTGATCTTGCTGCAGAACTTGCTGCTATGACTGCTGCTAAGGCTACTTCAGATGCTGCACTTGCAGCAGAAAAGTCTGCACATGATGCAACAAAAGCAAAGTCTGCCTCTGATGCTGCAACCGCTAAGGCTGCATCTGATAAGGCTCTTGCAGATGCTCTAGCAAAGGCTGCTTCTGACGCAGCAACTGCTAAGGCTGCTGCAGATAAGGCTCTTGCAGATGCAAAGACTGCACATGATGCAGAGAAGGCAACTTTGACTACTGCTGCTGAAAAGGCTATTGCTGATATGAAGGCTGCAGTTGATAAGGCTGTTGCAGATGCTAATGCTGTTGTAGAAAAAGTAAAGGCAGATGCAGTAGCAGCAAAGGCTGCTTCTGATAAAGCACTTGCTGACACTATTGCATTAGAAAAGGCTGCTTCTGCTAAGGCAATTGCTGATGCAATTGTTGCAGAAAAGGCTGCTTCTGCTAAAGCACTAGCAGATGTTAAGTCTGCATCTGATAAGGCTCTTGCTGATGCAATTGCTACTGAAAAAGCTTCTGCTAAGGCTGCACTAGATGCAGAAAAGGCTCTTGCTTCAAAAGCACTAGCCGATCTAAAGAAGGCATTCAATGCACTTGCTGTAAAGTGGAATAAAGCTAATCCAAAAGCAAAGGTTGCTTTAATTAAGTAATCTAAACTTAAAAATTAGAGTGGGATGAAATATTCCCACTCTTTTTTTTATAATTAATGATATAATTTGTCATAGGAGTGCCCCTAATTGAATAAATTATATCGTTTAAGCTTATCTTTAATATTAATGTTTGGGTGGTTATTTTTGACTCCCGCAAACAGTACGTCAGATCCATTAACAATAGCATCACAAGATATTGCTAATTTAGAGTTAGAAATAAATAACCTATTAAATAAAAGTAATACTCAGCAATTATTAAATATTGCAAAAAATAAATATGATAATGCTGTAGTAGCAAAACAAAATAAAGATGATGCAGAAGAAATTTATCAAACTGCTACAAGTAACTATAATAATGCCGTTGAAGTAGAAACAACAGCGCTTGAAGAAAAGAATTTGGCTCAGTCAGCAGTAGATGGACAAACAGTTACTGTTGCTGCAGCTTTAGAAGATAAAAATAATGCACAAGATTTGTTAGATATAGCCAATATTAATCTTCAAACCACACAAATAAATGTTCAAAATGCTGGTAATCAGGGATGGCAGTTTACTGCTTATTATTTGACTAGAGGTTTTGGTGGTATAGCAGTCGCAGATGCAGCATATTGCACAGGGGTATTGACTCAATCATACCAGGGTATGCCAATTTGTGGAAGATATGAAAACATGGTTGTAGTGTATTCTGGAAAAATTACAGCCCCACAAGGCGTAAGTACAGTTTCTTTTGCAGGGTATACAGATGATGGATTTAGAATGTATGTTGATGGACAATTAGTTATTGATCAATGGCAAGAACAAGGTTCAACCTGGAGTCCATTTTATTATCATACATTTACACAAGAAGATAGGGTTATAGATGTTGTGTTTCATTATTATAATGGTGGAGGCCCAGGCGTATTCCATGTAGGGTGGGGACATAGTGGTATTTGGACAGGCGTATCATCAAGCGCCATGTCTTATGGTCAGGGTGCTACTCAACAACAAATAGATGCCTATAATCAGGCGGTATCTAATCAGGCAGCAGCCCAAACAGATTATAATAACAAGCTTTCTGCTTATAACTCTGCAAATGCTACATTAAATACATATAATCAAACTTTAATAACAAAGACTATAGCCTATAACACTGCTGTAACTAATACTTCAAATGCCCTTAATGCAAAAAATAATGCCTTACAAAATAAAGAAAATACAGAAAATATTTATGATCAGGCAATATTAGATATGCAAGAGGCAATTACCGACACACAAGAAGAATATAATAAACAATTTGAATTTGAAGAACAGCAAAAAATTGCTGCTGCAATAGCACAGGCTTTAGCTAATCAGCAAGCTTCTAATCCTACTCCAGAACCTACGCCAACGCCAGAATTTACAGAAACACCAGATGCCGAACCTTCTCCTACACCTACAGTAGAGGAACCTACTCCATCTCAAGAACCAACTCCATCCCAAGAACCAACTCCTGACAAAACAGAACAAGTCGATCCCACTCCAACTCCAGATTCCGAAACCACAGATGAGCAGAAGCCAGATCCAACCCCTGAACCAGAGCCCACTCTTGAGCCTTCACCAGAGCCCTCACCTCTGCCATCGGATACAGATCCAACCCCAGATCCTCAACCAACAGTAACTCCTGATAAAGACGATGAAGATTCATCAAACAATAATATCATAGAAAATGTAATTGAAAATATAATTGACAGTATATTATCTCTTCTTGCAGATTTAACAAGCAAAGACACACTTTCTGATTTAACTGACGAGCAAAAAGAGGAAATAAATAATGGAAACCCAACACCTACTCCAACACCAGAGCCAACTGAAAGTTCAGAGGATAATCAAGAAGTATGCTCTCAAGTATTGATTCCAGTTGATGGCAAAGAAAATTGGTTTTGGACTGACTCATGTAAAAATAATATGATAGAAGTAAAGCCAGAGCCAACACCAGATCCAACTCCTGGACCAAATCCAGAACCAGAACCAACTCTAGAGCCTGAACCAGAGCCAACCTCAGAGCCTGAACCAGAACCAACTCTAGAGCCTGAACCAGAACCAACTCTAGAGCCTGAACCAGAGCCAACTTC